CCGCCCGCCCAAGAGGACCCCTGGGCGCGCCAAGCCCCGCCCGCCCCCGTCTGGGAACCGCAGTTCTGATGGCCGCCGCTCATGAGCGCGCAGGCTGGGGAATCAACCCCGCCGAACCCGACGAGAACCCCCGGCGCTGCCCCCAATGCGAGGCTCCGATACTCCCGGGCCGGGCCCTCTGCCACCCCTGCTACGTCCGAGCCGAGCAACAACGCCGCGCCTGGACCGAACGAGCCTGGATGACCAGAAACTACCCAAACTACAGGCCCCGCAGCCTGTTCCCCGAAGACTACGACCAAGAGGAGGTGACCAGATGACCTGCAACGACTGGACGCCCCGCGTGTGCGACTCATGCGGCGGCGCAATCAACCCCGTCACCGGCGAATGCCGGTGCTCAGACTAGAAAGCGACACACATGTTCTTCCAACTCGGCGACGAGCTCCGGGGCAACCCGAAGATCCAACGCCTCGCCCGCCGCGCCATGACCGGGGACCTCAGCGGCCTCGCCGCACTCGGCATGTGGGCGCTCGCGGGGACGGCCTGCCAGCAGGCGCTGACTGATGGAGTGATTGCGGTCGAGACGCTTGTCTCGGACACGCTCAATCTTGAAGTGGCGACGCGGCTGGCGGGGATGCTCGTCGAAGAGGGGCTGTGGCATGCGCCGGGGCACTCGTGCGAACGCTGCGTGCAGCCGCCGCAGGGATCGTTCATCTTCCATGACTGGTTCGACCTTCGCTACGACCGTGGCGAGGACGTGCGAGTCACCAGGGGGAAGCGTGCCGAGCTGAAAAACAGGAAGATCACAGATGCTGTGTGGCTGCGCGATCGCGTCGGCGGTGTCGAGCGCGGCGGCAACATGGTTGCCCCGTGTCGTTACTGCGGGGCGAAGGTGCAGCGCAAGGAACGCAGTACGTGGCAGTACGACCACGTTGAGCCGACCAAGTACATTGGCGCGGCAAACATCGTGATCGCATGCACGGACTGCAACAAGCAGAAGCAGCAGCGCACGCCTGCCGAGGCGGGCATGGTGCTTCATCGCCCTGGGTGGATGCCCGGGCAGGCGGACTGGTCAGCGCCTCCGAAGAGCGCTGAGCGGAACACGGTCGAGGACACGCCGCGTCGCGGCGGAGCTGTCATGGTTGAAGCCGGGAGGGACGCGAATCCCGTCGAGGGGACGCCCTCGGGTCAGGTCGAATCCTCCCTCCCTTGGAATCCCAGCAGCACCGCCGTCGGCACGGACGTTGATCTCCCGGACGCTCACGCGCTCGACTGGGGGCAGGCAGCAGGCGAGGGAGGCGAGGATCCCGTCGAGGCTAACGCCTCGGGTCAGGTCGAACCCGCCCCCAGCTTGCGCCGCGCAAACCCTCTCCGAACTGCGACGGCACCTGCGGCAGCCGCAGCGCAGGAAAATCTTGCCGCGGCGGCAGCAAAGCGGGTGTCTACGCGCGCACGCGCGTGTCAGGGCAGGGAGGGGCAGGGCAGGGAACTAGATAGGGAAGGGTCTGGCTGGGAGACTGGCAGGGCCGGGCAGGGTGAACCTGCCTCACCCCGCAGGCGTAGGCCACGGCGCAAACGTCAGGTGAGAAATCTTGGCGCTTCCCCTGAAGGTTCTCAGCCCATGCCCAACCCCTCATCTGCTGGTCTAGCAGGGCAGGCTCCTAGCCCACAGGTGGGTGGGCAGTGGGGGTCTCCCTGGTACCAGTGGCGAGGTCGCCCCCCGGTGGACGATGAAGCCGTGTGTCCGATCCATGGGGCCGACGTGCCCTGCCGTTTCTGCCTTAAGGAGGAGCCGTGATGAACCGCGTGTGCTCATCCGGGTGTACCTCGCCTGGTGAGCATCTTCCTGACTGCCAGGAAGACTCGTGCCGAGGCTGCGCCCCGAGTCCGGCTTACGCCGGGGTCCTGTGCGCCCGCTGCTGGGGGAGACTCCAATCCGTCGTGCGCACGATGCCGGCACTCGTCGACGAGCTGATGGGCGGGGACGACGCGCCCTCGGCGGTCTCATCCTCTGGCGGTGGTCGCCCGCATGGCTCGTCCTCGCTGTACCCACAGCAGCGAGCAGCGGCCGACGAGCTCGCGGCGGCGCTGGCCTCGTGGTGTATCCAGGCAGGCGAGCATATCGGCGTGGAGGCTCCTCGGCCGTCCGGCCTGTGGTGGTCTGCTCCTGGTCGCAAGATCGACTCGGAGACGGGCGAGGCTTACCTCGTGGAGGCAGAGCCGGTCGGCATCCGTGCCCCGGAGGCGCTGACTGAGCTTGTGCGGTGGATTGATCCTCTGCTCGACCGTGTCGCGGCCGCACCGTGGGCGCCCGAGATGCTTGCCGACCTGGCCAGGCTCGATGCAGGCGCACGCGCGAGGTGGGCAGTCGAGGAACCGGAGCGGCGCGTGCAGGATATTGCGTGCCCGTCGTGCAACGCCTACTCGCTCGTGGTCACGCCCGTGCGAGTCGTTGGCGGGCAAGAGCAGGTCACCTGTTCGCGTATCTCCTGTGGGCGTGTCCTGTCCTCCCAGGACTGGGAACGCCTGCGCGCCTGGTCGGTCCTGGTCGCTCGCATGTCAGCAAAGACCGAGGAGACCTCGGCATGATCGTGGCGGGGGAGGAGTGGGAACGACAGTGCGATGTGCCGAAACATGTCCCCGGCCTCCCCGCGTCAACGGTCCGGGTGTGGGCGGCGGCGGGCCGGGTACGGTCGGTCAAGGTCGGCGGCTCCGTATGGGTAGCAGTCGAGGACGTGATAGCGGCTGCGGCCTCGTCGCGCCGCCGCTGCACGACACGACACGCGAACCAGGTGAAGGTTGATTGACAGCGACGCATGGCAGTTGTAACATTCGTGCCAACGGCAGAAGTGTCGAACAAGCCCCGAGGCGGATAACCGTCCGGGGCTTTCGCGTACCCGCCGGACACGGCGAGCTCCGAGAGGATGAAGCGTCATGGCGTGGTCATCGAGCGATCGCGCGTCGCGGCTCCCGCCTGACTGGGACGAGCGCCGCGCCTTCGTCCGCGCCCGCGCAGGCGGCCGGTGCGAAGCGCTCCTGCATGACGGGACGCGCTGCCCTGCAGCTGGTGCCGAATGCGACCACGTCACACCAGGTGATGACCACCGAGCGACGAACTTGCAGTGGTTGTGCTCGTGGCATCACAAGCGCAAGACTCGGCGAGAAGCCGCGGCCGCGTTAGCAGCAGAGCGGGCGCGAAACGCTCCGCGCAAGCGCAAGCATCCCGGCCTCATCGACTAGACCCCCACCAGGGACCCCCTCCCCCACCATCCCAGACACCGTCAAGAGCTGTCGTTTTTTGTTTGTACGGGTCTGGGGAAATAACAACCGGCGGAAACCGTTGCTGGCTCAACGCAAACGCCGGATGGTGGGGTGAGGGTGTGGGAGAATTTAGAGGGATGCGAGGATGCCGTGCTGGAACACGTTGCCGGTGACGGTGATGTACCTACCCTGGGAGTAAAACTCGATTCGCTGCCCGCGCCACTCGCGTTTGAAGCCTCGCTGCGGGGTGGCGGTCCCCCAGATGTGCAGGCCTCGCCCCGAGGGTGAGACCTCGACGTAGGAGCCTTCGTAGTACGCGAGCAGCGTGCGCGTGGCTTCGTTGGGGATGCCGTGCTCGTCCAGGCAGTTGTCGAGGTCGATGCAGCCGATGCCGTCGCCGAGGACGAAGCCGAGGGGTGCGCCGGTGGCGCTCGCGGCCTCATACGTGCTCCAGGTCGTCGGGTCGGTGACGGATGCCCATGCGCCTGTACGTGCGCACACGGGTCGCTTGTGGGCGTGGTTGACCCATCGGGGGCGGCTGGTGAGCGCAGCGGGTAGCCCACTCGCAGCTTCGGCGTGGGTGGCGCGGTGGTGGGCAACTCGGCAGCGAGTCGAGCAGAAGCGCGCGTCAGCCCTGGCCCAGGCTTTGAGCGCATGGCCGCAGTGTTCGCACGTTCTCACAAGCCTTATTGTAACGCTTAATTCGTTGATATTCTGCTGAATGGGTGGGGGTGATCTGTATGGCTGGTCGTGGTCCGGCGCCGAAGCCGCAAGGCTCGCGGGCGCGTCGTAACAAGGATCCGCAGGTGCTTCGGATCATCACTGCGCAGCCGGTCGAGCAGCCGTCGCTGCCGGTCATTGAGCATGTCGTTCTCGACGAAAACGGGAAGCCGAGGAAGAAGCGCTTTACGTGGCCAACGGTCACGCGGCGCTGGTGGAAGATGTGGGGGGAGTCTCCACTGTCCGCCGAGTACACGGAGACGGACTGGTCATTTCTGCTCGATACCGCGTACTTACACGCTTTGTACTGGAAGGGTGATTTTCGCGTGGCCGGAGAGTTGCGGCTGCGGGTGGCGAAGTTCGGGGCGACGCCAGAGGACCGCGCCAGGCTCCGGATCCAGTTCGCGGTGGCCGATACCCTCGAAGACGATGCCGACGCCGCCGGGAATGAGGCGGCGCCGGTCTCTGCGCGTGCGCGCAGGCGACAGAAGAAGCTGAGGGCGGTGTAGCGTGCCCTGGAAACCGATCGACGAGGACGACGAGTTCCCGACGCTCGGATACGACATCGCGGACTGGATGATGGCGTTCCTCCTCATGCCTGACCGGGATCAGGACAGTGAGGAACACATCCCATTCGTGCCCACGCAGGAACAGATTGAATTCCTCGCGAGGCTGTACGAGCTGGACCCGAACACGGGCCGCCGCATCAAGCAACGCGCGGTGCTGTCGCGGCCTCGTGGATGGGGCAAGAGCCCATTTCTCGCAGCGATCTGCTGTGCGGAGGCGCTCGGCCCCGTCCTGTGTGACGGGTGGGATGCTGAGGGCCAGCCTGTCGGGGTGCCGTGGTCGACGCGCCGAACACCAATCGTCCAGGTCACGGCGACCACCGACGATCAGACGGCGAACACCTGGGACCCCCTCCTCGAAATGCTGCGTGGCTCCCCCGCCGAGTCAGAGTACGGCCTAGACCCTATGGATTCCTTCGTTGCCCTGAGGCGCGGCCGCATCGAAAAACGAACATCCTCGGCGACATCCGTCAAGGGCGCGAAGGCCGTCATGGCAGTCATGGATCAGACCGAAACATGGCTGCCGTCAAACGGTGGCCCGAAGCTGGCGAAGACACTGCGTGCGAACGCAGACAAGCTCAGGGGCCTCACAATCGAGACCCCCAACGCCTACACGATCGGCGAACGGTCGGTCGCGGAGACGACGGCGCGGTTCTACGAGCTGATCAAGGCGGGGAAAGTCAAGCCCGAAGCCGCTCGGGGCTTGTATTACGACCACCGTGAGGCTCCGCTGGACACCGACATCTCGGACCGCGAATCACTCCTGCAAGGCCTACGGATCGCCTACGGCGACTCGGCAGCAGACCCGCGCGGCTGCGCGATCCACGAGCCCGAGTGCGAACCCGGATGGGTGGATTTGGAGCGCATCGCCGATTCGTTCTGGCACCCGGATAACGATCCCGCGGAGATGTGCTCAAACTTCCTTAACCAACTCACCTCGGCGTCGGACGCATGGCTGACAATGCCCGAGCTGCGAGCCATCGAGGACCACACGAAGCAGATCAGCTCCACCGAGCCGATCACGCTCGGCTTCGACGGTTCAGAAGGCAGGAAGATCGGCATAGCAGATGCAACGGTCCTGATCGGATACTCGGTGACGCAACGGCACCTGTTCAAGGTCGGGATTTGGAGCCAGCCAGACGGCCCCGCAGGCGAAGGCTGGCAGCCCCCGCGCCTCGAAGTGGAACAGACAGTCCGTGAAGCCTTCGAACGCTTCAACGTCGTCGGTTTCTACGCTGACCCATCCGCAGGGTGGGCGCAGGACGTGAAGGCCTGGGAGGCGCGCTACTCGCGTCGCCTGCGCACCAAGATCAGCGCGTCCGAGCCGATCCGCTATCCACAGCGCAATGTCTCTCAGACGTGTGAGAACTTCGCGCAGCTCCTCTCAGCGATACACCAGAACCTCATCACCTACGACGGCGACCCGACGATGACCGCGCATCTGCTCAACGCCCGCAAGTCCCCGCGACAGGCAGGCTACGTCCTGGTCAAACCGGCGGATGACCAGGACTACTCCAAGATCGACGCGGCCTGGGGAGCGATGTTCGCGTATAAGGCTGGCCTCGACGCAGTTGGTAAGGGCGCGGCCAGGCCGACGGCGCGCCGCGCTCCGCGCCGACTCTACTAACAGACACGCTGGGGAAGGAGGCCCCACCTCATGACGAAAACGCCCGAGGAATGGCTCACCTACCTCACAGCAAAGATGGACAAGGAGCGTCCGCGAACGGACCTCCTGCGTTCATACACCAACGGGTCATCTCCCCTGCCGGAGATGGGCCCGAATCTCGCCAAGGCATGGCTGAAGTTCCAGCGTCGCGCGCGCACCAACCCAGGCAAGCTCGTCGTGTCCGCACTCGCTGACCGTCTCATCCCCAACGGGGTGACGGTCGGAGCCAGCGAAGACAGCCCCGCCGCGCAGGCGGCCGCGCGCATCTGGCGCGACAACCGCCTCAAAGTGGTCTTCTCGGACGCGATCTGGGACGCCGCGACCCTTGGGCGCGGCTACCTCCTGGTCACCCAGGACGAAGACGGCCGCGCATGCGTCACCTACGAGCGGCCCGAACACATGTACGTCGAGCCGGACCCGGTCAGGCCATGGCGTGCGCTCGCGGCCGTGAAGGTCTGGCGAGACCAGGCCGCTGGCCTCGACCACCTCGTGATGTGGACGCCGGGCCTGCGCATGTCCTATACGCGGTCGGCATACGACAAGTCGCGACAGCTGATCTCCCGTGTGGCCGGGGACTGGCGACTCGACCTCGGCGGCGTCCAGCCCTTCGAGGGCGTGCCGCCGGTTGTGGTTCTCGAAAACAGGTTCGGGATGGGCGAATTCGAACATGTCCTGGACCTGATCGACCGCATTAACTGGCAAACTCTGCAGAGGCTGGTCATTATCAGCATGCAGGCGTTCCGCCAGCGAGCGCTCAAGTCTGCTGAGGGGTCGGCTGGCCTGCCTGCTGAGGACGAGTCGGGGAATGCTATCGACTACCAGGCGATCTTTGAGCCCTCGCCTGCGGCCCTGTGGGAGCTGCCCCCGGGGGTGGAAATCTGGGAGTCCTCTCAGACACAGATCACCGAGATCCTCAACGCGACCAAGGATGATTGGCGGGAATTGGCGGCCGAGACGGCAACGCCGATCTCGATCATGCTCCCCGACTCCGCCAACCAGTCCGCCGCGGGGGCTGAACAGCCCCAGAAGGCTCTCCTATCCAAGGCGGGTGACAGGATCGAGCGCTTCAAGCCCGCGCTCGCCTACCTCATCGTCAAGGCGCTCGCGGTCGAGGGGATCACCCTCGACGAGGCCGAGACAGTCGAAGTGCTGTTCGTCCCGCCTCACGCGGTCTCCCTCACGGAGAAGTACGCGGCGGCCGTCCAGGCGCGCAATGCTGGCGAGGCGCTCGAAACCATTCAGCGCAACATCCTCGGCTACAGCCCCGAGCAAATCGCGCAAGACAAGCAGCGCCGCGCCGAGGAGCAGATCGCTCTGGCGTTCGCTTTGCAGGACCAACCAAAACCAGCGGCCGCGCAGGAGAACACAGGGATCTAAACAGGTGACGGGGAGGGGGGTAGTAGCGTGGCTGACCTGGACTCGCTCAACCGCCTCACTGAGGCCTACGACGGCCAGGTCCATGCAATCCGACAGCAGATCACGGCCTTCGGGCAGGCCTACTGGGACTCTCTCCCTCACTACAGGGCCAGCGCCGTCGAGGACATGATCGAAGCGATCACCCCCAGAGTGACCGCAGGCCAGCTCCGTATAGCCGACTTGACGCGCGCGTACCTCGCACAGTGTGCCCGCGAACTCGGCTGGAACGTGGTCCTCCCACCCATCGACCAGGACGAGATACGCGGCGCTCGCGGCGTAGACCCGAGAATCGTCTACCGTCGCCCAGCCGTCGACGTATACACCGCGCTCGCGGCGGGGAAACCTCTGCCGCAGGCTGCGGCTGAGGGGCGGCTGCGGCTCACGCAGCTGATCGGTGGGGACATGCAGCTCGCGAAGGTGCATGCGTCGCGTCAGTCGATGCGGGGCTACCCGGAGGAGGGGCAGTTCTATCGGCGTGTGCTCACGGGGCGTGAGAATTGCGCCTTGTGCGTCGTCGCCTCGACCCAGCGGTATTACCGTGGTGACCTGCTGCCGATTCACCCGGGGTGTGACTGTGGGGTGCAGCCTCTTCCTCCGGGCCTGGCAGTGAATCAGGTGATCGACGAGGATTTGCTCGAACAAGTCCACCAGATCACGGCGGACCGTCTCGGTGTCTCTGACCGGGGTGGGCGCACTCCGGATTATCGGAAGCTCCTGACGGTTAGCGAGCATGGGGAGTATGGGCCGACGTTGTCGTGGGCGCAGCCCAAGGCCAAGCCTAAGCCCAAGGCGGGGGAGTCTGAGCCGCCCAAGCCTCCCAAGCCCCCGAAGAAGACCACGGCACAGCCGCCGGATGACTCTGATCGTTTAAAGCGCCTGATGAGCGTTCCTGCCGAAAAATGGCATAAGACGCTTCAGTATGAGGGTGGGGACGTGACGGGGATTCCCGGAGAGTTCCTGTATCCGGGGCATGGGGACGGGCGGGTGTTCATCCCGGCTGTTTCGGTCAGAGAAGCGCCCAGTGAGCATGAGGTGCTCACGGCGCTGCGCCTGGCGGAAACGGGATTGGACGTGCTGTTCCGCATCGATTCGCGCGATGAAGGCGCGAAGAACCCGGACGCGGAAATGAATCAGCAGGTCTGGGAGTTCAAAGCGCCCACGGGGCAAGGGAAGAACACCGTCGATTCGCAGATGAGGCGAGCGGGGAAACAGGCTGAACGCCTGGTCCTCGATCTACGCCGTAGCAAACTCGACGATAGGGAATCGATCGGGGAAATCCGGCAGAGTATGCAGGGTCGTCATCTTACCCAAGTGATTGTCATAGATCACGCAGGAAATATCGTCCGCATTCCATGAGTGTGGTACCCTAATGGTGAGGACATTGTGGCAGCCCCTTCGGGCAGCTGGGATGTCCTCACTTCATATAGCTCAAATTCACCGGCCATGGGCGCAATGCCCGGGCCGGTTTTTGATACCCCAACCAGTAGCCCCCAGCCGTAACGGCGTGGGGGCTTTCGTGTACCCGGAATGGGAGGAATCACCATGAAGAACCACCTGAAGCACCGTCCTTACATTCGCTTCGTCGACGCGCCGTCTGCAGAAACGGGAGGGGACACGCCGGCCGCGCAGGACACCCCCGCAGCGGCCGCTGAGGCTACGGCCCAGCAGGTTGACTGGGAGGCTGAGGCGCGGAAGTGGAAGGAGCTGTCCCGCAAGAATGAGTCTCGGATGAAGGAGAACGCCGAAAAGGCGCGCCTCTATGACGAGGCTCAGGAGCAGGGCAAGTCTGAGCTGCAGAAGGCGCAGGAAGCAGCAGCGAAGGCTGAGGCGCGAGCTGCGGCGATGGAGGCCGAGGCGATGCGAGCGAAGGTCGCGGCAGCGACGGGCGTGGACGCAGACCTGCTGTCCGGCTCGTCAGAGGACGAGCTGAGGGCATCTGCTGAGCGTCTCCTGGCGTGGCGAGCCGCGCAGGTGCCCAAGGGTGCTCCAGCGACTGATGCGGGGGTTCGAGGTGAGGAGATCAGGGCTGCTAAGCAGCTCACCAGGGATGACCTCAAGAAGATGTCTCCCTCAGAGATCATCAAGGCCCGTAAGGACGGGCAACTGAACAACATCATGGGCATCGCATAAGCGGGCCAAGAAAGGACAGAAAATGACTCTGCAGCACTTCATTCCGGAGCTGTGGTCGGCCAGTATCCTTGAAAACTTCCGTCGTGACACGGTGCTCGTCGGGATGGCGAACCGTGAATACGAGAAGGCCTTCACGGCGGGCTCGAAGATTCACATCCCTGGGATTGTGGATATCACGGTCAAGGACTATAAGACCGGAGCGGTCACGGGGAGTGGCGGCGCTAAGGTGCCGCGCACGACCATCCCCGATGCCGTGGAGTCCACGGGCATCGAGATCACCATTGACCAGGAGAAGGCGTTTGATTTCCTGGTCGATGACATCGACGCTGCGCAGGCGAACCAGTCTCTCGACGAGTACACCAAGTCGGCGGCGGCAGCACTCGTTGAAGACGCGGAGACCTTCCTGACCGCGATGCTGGCATCAAAGGGCACAGCGGTGACGGGCATCGCGAACCCGACGAACTGGGAGACGGCCTACGCCGCGATCCTGAAGCTGCGCGGCAAGCTCTCGGCCGAGAAGATCCCCGCGATGGACCGCGTGCTCCTGATCAACGCGGCCTTCGAAGAGTTCCTCCTCTCTGACGGGTCGAAGCTCACCAGCTTCGACAAGTCGAACATGACCGATGGTCTCCGCGAGGCGGCTATCGGTCGTCTCCTGGGCTTCGACGTGGTCACGAGCCCCTGGCTCGATAACACGAAGCCCATGGCGATCGGCTTCCACAAGCCGTCCGTGGCCTACGTGTCCCAGGTCGAGAAGACCGAGAGCATGCGTGCGGAACAGACCTTCGCGGATCGAGTCCGCGGCCTGCACGTCTACGGCGGCGCAGTCCTGCGCCCCAAGGCAGTTCAGGTCTTCAAGGCCTCGTGATGAAGGTCAAGGGAGCAAACGGGATCGAGTTTGAGCTCGCGGACGAGGTCGCCACGGCAATGATCACGGCGGGCATCCTCGAGGAGGCCGTGCCCGACAGTGAACCGCCTGAGCAGGAGCCCGCCAAGAAGTCCAAGAAGTAAAGGAAGTGCGAACATGAGCGCACCTCTAGTCGACATCGAGGACATCGAGGCGGCCCTCGGCCGTACGCTTAGCGACGAGGAGAAGCCCCGCGCTCTCTTCGTCGCGGACAAACTTTCTGAGGCATTCAGGCAGCGTGCACGCCAGTCCTTCACGGTCAAGACGTATGTACACCGCTTGAAGGTGGACGGCGGGGGCCGGGTGTTCCCCACCCGGGCGCCTCTCGTGGAGGTGCTCGCCGTCTTCACTGACGAGGGGGCGCCCGTCGCGTACGAGAAGCGGCATGGGTTTCTCTTCGTGCGAGCGTGGAGCAGTGACTTCGTGGTCGTCACCTACACGGCGGGTCTCACCGAGGTCCCCGCGGCGGTGCGACTCCAGCTCGCGGACAGCGTACGCCGTATCCTCCTCATCCCTGACGCAGCAGCCCAGGGCGCAACTCAGGTGACCGAGACGACGGGACCGTTCACGCAGTCCCGCCAGTACGCCACATGGGCGGTGGGCGGGCAGGCGCTCCTATCCCCCGACGACCAGGCGCTCGCGGACGCTTACCGTCCGCGCCGAGCCGGGCACGTGTGGGTGATGGGAGGTGCCTGACGTGATGGAGGAGTGGAAGACTCCCGTCCAGGTCGAGGGGCGCGTTCGCCGTGACGAGGACGGTTACCTCGTCGAGGAAACCGCGGCGCGCCTCATCGGCGGGTGCCTGATCGCACCCGGCCAGTTCACGGTGCCGAGGCTGCTCGATCAGGCAGCCTCCGAGCGCGCCGACGAGACCGCGACGCTCTACCTGCCTCGGGGAGTGACGCTCAGCGTCGGAGACGTCGTCCGCGTCCCGGCTGAGCATCCTCTCGGCGGGACATGGGCGGTGGAGGAGCCGTCCTCGCCGTGGCCGCGCGGCACGGCGGTCGTGATCTCACGGAGGTGACAAGTGGCAGTCAAACTCGTGAGAAATAACCTGTCGATTGAGGCGCTCCTGCAGTCCGAGGCGATCAGCCGCGCGATGGTCAGCGAAGCCGAAGCGGTGCGCGCTGCGGCAGCAGCGGCGGCCCCGAAACGGGACCGCGTGCTCGCGGAGTCGTACAAGGTCGAGGCCGTGATGGCGGAAGTGCCGACGCGCCGAAACGGCTCGTCACGCAGAGCTGCAGGCCGAGTCACCAATGACGCGGCGCACGCAGTGCCCGTGGAGTTCGGGCACTTCACCAAAGACGGGCGCCGGGTCCCGGCCCAGCGCACGCTCGGGAAGCTCGCAGGATCCAAGAGCGCACGAAGGAGGGGCAAGTGACGTACACGGATCCCGTCCAAGTACTCCGGGACGCGATCACCCGGGCGACGGGGGTCAAGACGGTGCGAGTACTCCAGGAGGGAAGCCTCCCGGACACCTGGCCGCTGCCACTCGTCCACGTCTACGCAATACAGAGCCAGGACCTCGATTACGAGAGGCTCTCCTCGATCGCCGTCGACGTGTACGCCAAGACCCCCACGGGTCACGGCGGCGTCGGCGCGGAGGCGCTCGCGGACCAGATCGCGGATGTGTTGTCTGCTCGTCCTGTGGTGGGGGCGTCTGGGTGGGTTGACACGGTCGACGTGTCATCGCGGCTGGGTGTTCGCGCTGCTTATGGCGTCGTTGAGATGGTGGGCCTCAGCGTTGACGCCACTCACAGGCCCATCGACTAACCACTGATTTGGAAGGAGGGCTGATATGGCTAATACGACCATTGAGGCTCTGAAGAAGAAGCACAACAAGTCGAAGAACGTGCGCAAGGCATTGAACGTTCTCGCGTTCGTTGCACCGCTTACGGCGGCTGTTCCGGATGCCCTGACGGATGCTGGGGGCGCTTTGAAGGAGATCCCGGCTGAGTGGACGCCCCTGGGCATTTTCACCACCGATGGTGGGGAAATCGCCCCCGATGTGACCGTGGACGACGTCGACGGCCTGGGATATGCGGAGCCTGTGCGCTCTGACCTGACCAAGGCATCTAAGACGATTAAGCTCAACATTTTTGAGCTGTTCCGCAAGGAGATGCTCTCTTTGACGCATGGCATTGACCTCTCGCAGGTCAAGGCGAACGCGACCACGGGCGAGGTCGTCTTTGATGACCCGCTCCTCCCTGCGATCCCCGAGAAGCGCCTCCTGATCATCGCGGCCGACGGCCCGGCAGATAACGAGTGGTTGATGGGCTGGTGCTTCACTAGGGCCAAGCTCGTCTCCATGCCGACGATCCCCCTGAAGGCCACGGACCCCATCACCGGGGACTTGGAGTTCAAGGCGTTTGCCGACGAGTCCGCAGGTACCGCTTGCCGTAACTACTACGGTGGGTCCGCGATGCTCAAGCACCGGGACATCACGGGATTCGAGGCCGCATGAGCTGCGGGCACGGCTGGGGCTGTTCTCCCCCCAGCCGTGCCCGCCAACTTCCAGTGGAGAACACAGACACGAGAAGGCAATAGGCATGAAGACGAAGACGTTCCAGAAGGAAATCACCACGGCCGACGGGGAAAAGGTCGTGCTCGAGCGCACCACCGACGACGCGGCAGACGCGGTGACACTGCTCGCCCAGGGATGGGCAGAAAAGACGCAGGCGACGCTGCCCGAACCCCCCGCCAGTACCAAGCCCCGGCCCAACAACTGAAAACCGTCGCAAAGGAGAACACAAAATGTCCGACAAGATCACGCCGACCCTGACCCTCGCGGGCCTGAACAAGCTGGACGGCGCGGCGGAGGCAACACCGTTCACGTTCGGAATCGCCGACAAGGTCATTAAGTTCCCGGACCCGCTGGGTCTCTCCCCTGAAGAGGGTGAGGCCCTCCTGGTGGACCTCACCGGCGGTAAGCGGGCCACGGAGATCATCAAGAACTGGCTGAGCGAAGAGGACGCAGCAATCATCATCAAACGTCTAACTCTCCGCCAGATGGTCCTCCTCATCAAGGCCGCGTCTCAGCATTACGAGGCATCGCTAGGGAATGCGGGGGAAGGGCACGCCTCTACGACCGCCTAGGGCGGTACGAGAGGCAGATCGTCGCAGATCTCGCGGAGCAGGGCTGGGACACATACGCCCTGTTCCGCGCCCGGCGCTACCGGTTCCTGCTCATGCTAATCGACGCGCTCCCGTCGACGAGCAGGACGGTCGCGGCGATGCTCAACAACCCGGAGGTCGCACTGGAGACAGCACGGGCGCTCGCCGAAGCACAGGACGACGACGACACGACTGAGGCGCAGCTGCGCTCCCAAACCCCCGAGGTGCGGGTCCTGCAGGACATTTTCGACCTGCTCGTCGCTGCCTTCGGGGGCAAGGAAACCTACCCCAGGCCTGAGAGCCTCACCGAGATAGCACTCGACGAAGCACGAACAGAAGTCCGAGACGCCAACGCGCGCCGGGCGCTCGCGGCTCTCATGCCGGGGTGGAGTCCACAAGAAACCTGAATAGCTACCTGTAGGAGGGCGCATGTCTGGTGTGTATCAGGCCGGAACGGTCTACGTCGATGTTGTGCCCTCGATGAAGGGCTTCTTCAAGAGCATCGAGAACGCGACTGCCTCGCAGATCCCGCAGGCGGCGTCCGACGCTGGCAAGAAGTACGCGGAGAAATTCAGGGAGCAGGTCTCCGCCTCCGGCAAGGACCTCGTTAACGCGATCGCCGATCCGCTGGGCAAGTCCACGGCGCGCCTCCGTCAGGAGGCCGCCAACACTGGTGCAGCCCTGCAAGAAGCGCACACCCAAGTCGCAAAGTCCGCGTCGGCGCTCGCGAAGGCACGCGTCGAGGAGGAGACCGCGGCGACTGCGGTGGAGCGTGCGGAGCGCGCGCTCGCTGCAGCACGCTCCAGCTCGTCTGCTGACTCAGCGGCTGTCGCTCGTGCGGAGTCGGCGCTGGCCTCGGCGCGCGAGGCGTCGGCGGCAGCGAACAGGAAGGCCGACCAGGCCTCGGCTGATCACACGGACGCGCTGAAGAAGGAGAAGGTCGCGTCCGACAGCGCTCGCGTGGCGACCGAGGCACTGGAACAGCGGGTTGCGAAGGCCCCCACCGGGTGGGAGCGCTTCAAGACGTCGATGAAAGAATGGGTGCGCGAGGCCGATAACGTCGAGCGCGAGGCCCGCGAGGTGGACTCCTCTCTTGGGCGTGTCAGCTCGGGAGTCTCCTCGCTCGGGGGATTCGTGACCTCGGCGCTAGGTCCGCTCGCGCTCCTGGGCGCGGCCGTCGGCATCGGCGGTTTCGCGTCCGAAGCTATCGCTGCGTCCGACGCGACGAACAAGTTTGCGGACACCCTGCGGTTCGCGGGCATCGATGATTCCAAGATCAAGGAGCTGGGGGCCTCCGCTCAGGAGTACGCCGACCGCACTGTCTATGACCTGGAGGATATCCAGGGCATCACGAGCCAGCTTGCGGCCAACGGCGTGGACGGTTTTGACCGTCTTGCGGAGGCCCTCGGCAACGTCAACGCTGTATCTGGTGGCACGGCCGATACGTACAAGAGTCTGGGCCTGGCCCTCGTCCAGGTAAACGGCGCTGGGAAGTTGCAGACCCAGGACTGGAATCAGGTGGCCAACGCCATTCCAGGCGCGTCAGGCAAGATCCAGCAGGCGCTCGCGGACATGGGAGCCTACACGGGTAACTTCCGTGAGGCAATGGCGCAAGGCCAGATCTCCGCTGAGGAGTTCAACCAGGCGCTCCTGCAGCTCGGTTTTGATGACGTCGCGGTCGCGGCGGCGTCGGACGTGTCTCGCATCGAGAACGCGGCCGGGAACCTGCAGGCGACGATTGTCGGCGGCTTCAAAGACATGATCGACCTCGCGAAGCCACAGCTGACCGCCTTCATGACGTGGCTCTCCGATACACTCGGCGCGGGCTTCGATTGGATCAAGACGACGGCGGTGCCGTCGATCCAGGGCGTCTGGGATATCCTCGCCAACGGGAACTTCTCGGGGCCGATCTTCGGCCTCGAAGAGGACAGCGGCCTCGTCGACTTCCTGTTCAACCTGCGCGACGCAGGTATGGCTGCGTGGGAGGCACTAAAGTCGGGGTGGGATGCCGCGACGAACCTCGCGTCTGCGTTCGCTCCGCTCGCCAAGAGCGTGTGGGACCTCGTGTCCTCGTTCGGCGGTGACGGCCCGTCGGTGATCCAGCAGACTGCGGACGCGCTCAAGAGTGTGTTCGACTGGGTCGCGGCGAACACGGACGTAGTAGCGCCGCTGATTGTGGCGGTGACCGCCGGAACGGCGGCGTTCAAGGGGATGAGCGCCGCGATGGGCGCGATCAACGCCGTGAAGGCTGCAGGCGGCCTGCTGCAGTTTGTCAAGGCCACGAACTTGGCGAAGGCTGCGCAGGCGGCTTTCAACGTCGTGGCGGGCTTGAACCCGATCGGCGCGATCGTCACTGCGATTGCCGCGCTCGTCGCGGGCCTCGTCTATTTCTTCACGCAGACGGAGACGGGACGCAAGGCCTGGGCGGCGATCACGGAGGCGTTCTACTCCTTCGTTGACTGGATTAGCTCGGTGTGGACGTCCACGATGGAGTCGATCTCCTCGTGGTGGACGGGCACGTGGGACGGCGTCTCGGGCTTCTTCTCGACCTACGTCGTGCAGCCCATGCAGACAGCATGGGATGCGATCACTGCTGTCTGGGACGGAATCGTTACCGTCTTCAAGACAGCGTTTGCAATCATTGTCGGAATCGTCCTCCTCCCAATCAAGCTCTACATAGAGGCGTGGGTGGCGATTTTCACCTGGGCGTATGACACCGTCATCAAGCCCGTGTGGGACGCGATCTGCCAGGCGTTCACGTCGGCGTATGACGCCGTCATCAAGCCTGTGTTCGAGCAGATCGCCGCCACGTGGCAGTGGATCGCGGGGATCGCCACCGAGGTCTTCACGGGGATCGTGTCGTTCCTGCAGGGCGTGTGGGACGCGATCTCCGGCGCCGTGTCAGCGGCATGGAGCGGGATCGTCGCCGCCGTGACTTGGTACATCAATACGGTGTGGAGCGTCGTCTCATCGGTGTTCACGACAGTCGCGGGTGTCGTCTCCACCGTCTGGAACGGGATCGCCTCAACGATCTCGGGAGTGTGGGAGTCCATCAAGACGGCCGCGAAGGCGGCAGTCGACTGGGTATATAACAGCGTTACCGGCGTGTTCACGTCGATGTCGTCGAGCGTGTCTTCAACCTTCGACGGTATGAAAACCGCAATCGAGACGGCCTGGAACAAGGTCAAAGGCGTGGCGGCCAAACCGGTCAATTTCATTATTGACACGGTGTACACGAATGGCCTGAAATCGCTGGTGGAGACGGTCGCCTCGAAGATCGGCCTGTCACTCACGCTCCCAACGATTCCCCGGATCGCCGAGTACGCAGGCGGCGG